AACCAAGTAGTACCGGGGATTGAGGTAAAGATAGATTACGTTATCCGCAAAAAGACAACCCTTGCGGATGCAGCGCGTGACGCGGAAGTACCACTACCTTATTTCACCACTCGTTTTTACACCTCTGTAGAGAAGAGAAACCCAACCATATATACGGCACTGCTGAAGTTAAAGCGCATACGCTATGCCCACCTTACCTATGATGAGAAAAAGCTGCGCCCTGATTTAACCGATATCCAAACGTGCGGAAAGTTTTTCCTATGAAATGGTCATACAGCAGCATGTCGCTGTTCCAGCAATGCCCTAAGAAGTATTACGAACTGCGGGTAGTCAAGAGCATTGTGGAACCCCCCTCCATCCAGATGCGCTACGGGCTGGATGTTCACAAGGTAGCAGAGGAGTACATCCGAGATGGTGTGCCTATCCCTGAGAAGTATAACTACCTAACCGAACCGCTGGATAAACTAAAACAGTTAAGAGGTACGGTGTACTGTGAGCATAGGATGGGCTTGACCAAGGCGTTGGAGCCTTGTAAGTTTGGGGCTAAGGACGCATGGTGGCGGGGTATCGCAGACTTGCTGGTGGTGCATGGTAAGGAAGCGAGGATCGTTGACTACAAGACGGGCAAGAACACCTACGCGGATACCAAGCAGTTAGAACTCCTTGCCCTAGCTACATTCAAGCACTTCCCTGAGGTGGAGAAGATTAAGGCAGGGCTGCTATTTGTGGTACATATAGCATTCGTGAAAGACAGGTACGAGCGGGACGAGCAGGAGATGCGCTGGGAGAAATGGATTGCCCAGACTGACCAGCTTGAGAGTGCCTACGAGAACGATGTCTGGAACCCGAAACAAAACTTTACATGCAAGGCGTGGTGTCCGGTACTTAGCTGCGCTCACAACGGGAGGAAATGAAATGGCACTAACAGCTATACAAACTGTGTTTAAAGGGCATTTATTCCGTAGCCGTTTAGAAGCTAGGTGGGCGGTATTCTTCGACCAGTTTATTAGGGGGGGTTTGAAATGGGAATACGAGCCAGAGGGCTTTGACTTAGATGGCGCATATTACTTGCCCGACTTTCGGGTTACCAGCCCAGAAGGGCAAGTAACTTGGTACGAGATTAAACCGGAAAATGGGATACTAACCCCTAAGGAAGACCATAAGCTAAAAGCGTTTTACGCCGCGTTGAACGCGAGGTTGCCCGATGAAACCCAAGGAGACTATACCTACATGGATTTTGCAGTTTTACGTGGTGACCCGTATCACTTACTTATGGGGGGCCATGCGGGTATGTGCCCTCGCTGTGGCAGTATTCACCCCGGTCAACAGAACATCCGTTCCGAAAATGACTGCATAGATTGTTTTCTTTGTGATATGCAGCAGCCTGATGACCGTTTTAGGGGACTACTAGGGATGTGCATATTTCACAAAGGACTGACTCAATCGCATAAATACTCAATAGCCCCATATTTATACAACATTGAAAAGGCAGCTACAATTGCAAGGTCGGCACGATTTGAACACGGGCAAACGCCAATATCAACAGGAGATAGCCATGCCATACGTCAACAAGCCTAGACCTTTCAAGAAGGAATACCAGCAGCAGAAGGAACGCGGGGAGTTGCCCAAGCGCATGGAGCGTCAGAAGGCGCGGCGTGAGATGGATGCTAAAGGTATCAACCGTGCTGGCAAGGACATCGACCACACCATCCCGCTATCTAAGGGGGGCACTAACGCGCCTAGTAACCTCAAGCTGAAAAGCCCAAGTGCTAACCGTAGCTTCAGCCGCAACAGCGACCACACGGTGAAGAAGAACAAACCAACCAAATGAGTAGGCCAATGTACGAGGGGGCTGTTGATGTGGCTAGGGAACTAGAGACTGCTGCTCACTTTTGTCAGGTCTTTGATTGTACGTATGAGCAGTATCCACCTAGGCATCCTGTTAACGGTAAGATAGTGCAGAAGGGTAAGACCGTAGCGGTGGTTGAGATAAAAGCGCGGAACAACAAAAGCAAGAAGTACCCTACCGTGATGATGGGGTCTGCTAAATGGGAGCGGGGTAGGAGTTGGGCACATACTGAGAACGTCCCATTCGTAGTAATTATCAGGTTCACAGATGGGGTATTCATGACTATAGCTAAAAGTGGGTACGAGGAATATATAGGGGGACGCACCGACAGGGCTGACGATAAGGATATGGAACGGTGCATCTACATACCTATTGATTCATTTCGGAAGATTTAAATAATACGAGAAGTAGTTGACATGCAGTAGAAACGCGCAGATCATAATAAACCCAAGTCGCCCGAAGAGGCGATGACAACAGTTGTACACAGGGCAGGGCAAGGTGAATACATCACCTCGCCCCAAGAGTCTTTTACGGGTACGGAAACTAAATGCAAATCATTGACAACAAAGCGTTGCACATAAGGGTGAGGCAACCTCACCTGATCACTAGCGTCATCCCCTGTAGCGAACAGATCGGAGAGAACGAGGTGCTGGTGAAGTGGGGGCTGGAGGAAGCACAAGTCCTCAAGAACATGAAGATCAAGAACGTGCCCTCCCCCATCCTGCGGTCATACAAGTGGACGGGGCTGCACAAACCCTTCGCGCACCAAGTCACCACCTCAGAGTTCCTAACCCTGCACCGCAGGGCATTCTGTTTCAACGCGCAAGGCACGGGCAAGACCGCCAGCGTTATCTGGGCTGCGGACTACCTGATGAACACCAAAAGGATTCGCCGTGTGCTGGTGATCTGTCCGGTATCTATCATGGGGTCGGCATGGCGTGGTGACTTGTTCCAGTTTGCTATGCACCGCAGCTTTCAGATAGCCCATAGTTCACGGCGCTCACGGCGCAATGACATCGTGTCGGGGGATGCGGAGTTCGTAATCATTAACTACGATGGGCTGGACATCGTTTCGGATGCGGTGATTGCATCGGGGGACTTTGACCTTATCGTGGTTGATGAAGCTAACGCCTACAAGAACGTGCAGACCGAACGGTGGAAGACGCTGGCAAAGGTAATCAGTCCACAGACATGGGTGTGGATGTTGACAGGCACTCCTGCTTCACAGGAACCAAGCGATGCTTACGGGCTGGCTAGAATAATCAACCCCACGGCAGTACCTAGGTTTCCCGGCGCGTTCCGCGATATGGTCATGAACCACATAACGCGCTTCAAGTGGGTGCCTAAACCTGACGCGACAGATACGGTGTTCAGGGTGCTGCAACCAGCTATACGATTCAGCAAAGAGGATTGCCTTGACCTACCGGACATGATGTACGCAACACGCATCGTGCCCCTGACCAAGCAGCAGTCCAAGTACTACGAGACGATGAAGCAGCAGCAATTGATCGTAACGGCAGGGGAGGAGATTAGCGCACCCAATGCGGCGGCTAACTTGAGCAAGCTACTGCAAATCTCTGGCGGTGCGGTGTACTCGGACAACAAGGAAGTCATTGAGTTTGATTGCAGCAACAGGCTGCAAGCATTGAAGGAAGTCATCGAGGAGGCAAGCCATAAGGTGCTGGTGTTCGTGCCCTATACGCATAGCCTGATGATGGTGGCAGATTGGTTGCGAAAGCAGAAGTACACAGTAGACGTTATTAACGGGGCGGTAACCCCGAACAAGAGGACTGAGATATTCAATAGGTTCCAGACAACGCCCGACCCACGGATACTGGTCATCCAACCACAGGCTGCATCGCACGGGGTAACCCTACATGCAGCGAACGTGGTGGTGTACTGGTCACCCGTGATGAGTGTTGAAACCTACCTACAAGCTAATGCCCGTGTGCACAGGGCAGGGCAAGTGAACAAGGTAACCATAGTGCACCTACAAGGCAGCGGTGTGGAAAGCAAGATGTACAAGATGCTCCAAGGCAAAGTGGACACCCACCAGCGGCTGATCGATCTTTATAAGGAAGAACTTGGAGAAACAGGAGAACCAGAATGAGCAACGATGGAGCAATACCCGTAGACAGGTTGATAAGGATTTACATAAAGATGCGGGACAAGTGTGCGGAACTTACCAAAGAGCAAGACGCAGTAGAAGAGCAGATGGAGATGATAAAGGCGCAACTGCTGGAGGTATGCCAAGCAACAGGGGTTAATAGTCTTAGCACCCCCTTTGGTAGGCTCACCCGCTCCCTCAGGACGCGCTACACGACCTACGATTGGGAATCAATGTACGCGTTCATCAAAGAGAATGAAGTGCCTGAACTCTTGGAGAAGCGCATTCATCAAGGCAACATGAAAATCTACTTGGAGGGCAACACAGACAAGCATCCCCCCGGACTTAACTCAGATAGTGAATACAGCGTCATCGTGTATCGCAAATAATTAACTCAGGAGAAACAAATGGCTACAGACGTACAGTTGTTCAAATCGGGCGTACCTGCCTACCTCAAAGCGCAAGAACTTGATAACGTAACCAAGTCGCTGCTTGGTAGTGGTGCAGGACAAAGCGCAAAGCGCATCTCCATTCGTGGGGGTGTATTCCGCATGGTCGTAGACGGTAAGGAGATTGCTTCCAACGAAGAGCGTTCCATGAAGGTGGTGGTCATCAACGTAGCACCAGACGTGTCCCGTAAGTTCTTTGCAGGTGCGTATGATGCAAACGTCAAGGCTTCCCCTTCGTGCTGGAGTGCTAACGGTAATACTCCAGACAAGAGCATCGCCTCCCCACAGAGCAGTAGCTGTGCAACCTGTGAGCAGAACATCAAGGGATCGGGCAGCAACAACACCCGTGCTTGTAAGTTTGAGCGCAGGATTGCGGTGGTGCTTGAGAACGACTTGGAAGGTGACTTGTTTCAGTTGTCCCTGCCAGCCCAGTCTATCTTTGGTAAGGGCGAGGACGGTAAGCTGCCCCTCAATGCCTACGCTACGTTCTTGGCAGGATTTAACGTCAACGTCACCGCCGTGGTAACCGAGATGCGCTTTGATACCAACAGCGCAACCCCCAAGCTGGTGTTCAAGGCGGCACGTCCGTTGACAGAGGAGGAGTACGAGTCCTGCCGTGAGCGTGGGCAGTCGGATGAAGCGGTGGCGGCAGTTAAGGTATCCTACTCAGCCTCCGTGGATGTAGCCCAACCCAAGACACCAAGGCTTTCCAAGGTGATGGAGGCTGCACCAGAGGAGGATGAACCGGCTGCTGCACCTACGAAACGTGCCTCCAAGAAGGAAGAAGCCCCCGTGCCTAAGAAGAACTTGGCTGACGTGCTGAACGCATGGGATGACGAAGAGTAAT